ACAATGAAATATGTAGCGATAAAAGAAACGTATGAGAAAGTATCAGACGAAGAATACAACCGTATTAACCCTTATCAGCGTATGAGGGATAATATACTATCTAGGCACCCAAACGCTAAGATAAAGAGAACAGAGACGGTTATAGAACCATTTGGTAAGTACCTAGTACCTGTTATGGCGATGTATTACGAGATACCCTAAGGAGGTACAGATGAATAAAATCATGGTTGCGTATAGCAAATCAAAAAAACTTGATCGCGACTACACGTTAAGTGGTGACTATGAAGAAGATATTAAATTATTGTATGAGTCATTAGTGAAGGAATTAATAGATAAACACAAAAAAATTGAAGTGGTAAGTAAAGAAGTTAAAATTTATAGACAAGTTGAACAATTTGAACAAACTATGTTTGTAGAAGTTAAATTCAAAGTGATACCCTAAGGAGGTACTATGAAAGAACTTAGATGTAAGAAATGCGAAAAGCTTTTAGGCAAATTGAACGAAACAGGACATGTAGAAATAAAGTGTCCTAGATGTAAGACGTTAAACAAATACTAAGAGTGCCAAGAGCGCCATTACTTAAATGTGATGGTGCTTTTTGTATAAATGGACATGCCAGTCCAACGACATGAAAGGAGCATATGCCAATGCTAAACGAGAATTATGAAATGCCTGTAGAAGATGTAGAAGTTTCAGACGAAACGCCATCGGACGAAATTGAAACAGAAGAAACAGAAGAATCCACAGAGAATGTAGAGGTTGACGAATTTGACGAGGTTGCACAGAAGTTCTTAGAAAAGTTTGAGATACAATTTGATAAGAACTCTAAGAAGTTTGAAAGTATCGACCAGTTAAAAGAAGCTGCTGAAATGGGTAGCGCATTACCTCGGTATAAAGAAAAGATATCGAAGTATGAAGAACAACTCAACTCACCACATTATCAATGGATTGATAAGTATATGAAAGCAAATGGATATGACAACGGATCAGACTTTGTTAAAGCTATTCAGATTAACGAAGAAAGACAATCACTTATTGAAGGTGGTATGTCTGAAGAATTAGCACAATCAAAAGCTGAAGAAATTGTAAACAAAACGTTCGGCAATCAAAACGACACCAAAAACAAACAAATTGATGACTTTCTTAATTGGCATCAATCCAAAGTAGAAGCGGGAACATTTAACGATTCCATGTCACCTGACAACATACCTCCTGAAGTATTAGAGAAACACGAACAAGGTATGAACTTAAAAGAAGCCTACATGGATTACATGTTAGACGATATTAAAGTTAAGACAGAACAGGAAACGTTAAAGAAACTTGACAAGAACAAAAAGACTTCAACTGGTGAACTTAAAACAAGTCCTAAATCTGAAACAGGAATGACAGCACCACAGATTGAAGCTAAACTTGCATCTATGCCAAGTAACGAGCGAAACAAATGGATTAGCGCTAATTACGCAATGATAGAAAAATCGGGAATTTTTAACTAGGAGGACAATATGTCAGTAAAAAACTTTATACCTGAATTATGGTCAAGTAAGATTTTAAAGGAATTAGACAAGAAGCAAGTACTTATTAAAAACTGTACTACTAACTGGTCAGGTGAGATTAAAGGTGTTGGTTCAAGAGTTAAGATCAATTCAATTAACGAACCTACAATCGGTGATTATGTACCTAATTCAACAGTAATTACACCTGAAGAACTTAATGACGAATCAAGATGGTTGGAAATTACACAATCGAAATACTTTGCATTTTACATTGATGATGTAGACGAGAAACAAACTACAGGCGGTGTATTAGCAGAAGGTATTAGAAAAGCAATTATTGGATTAAAAAACCGCGCCGAAGCATTTGTTGCAGGTAAACACACAGAAGCAGGAAATACAGTAACACAAGGATCACTAACATCAGGTAACGTACTTTCTACACTTATGAAAGCTAAAACAATCCTAATGGCTAACAATGTTGACGATGGCGAAATGTGCTTAGAAGTATCACCGTACATCTTAAACAAAATGATCCTTGCTGATATTGTTTACACAGACACAGGCAAAACAATTGCATCAGGTAAAATTGGTAACTCAATGCAACTTGGTATGATGGTTTATATGTCAAACAACTTACTAGGTACTGGTACTGATCCTGACTCAGCACAAACTTATTGTATGATGCGTACTAAAGAAGCAATCGGTTACGCTGAACAAATTATGAAAACTGAAAAATACAGACCTGAAAACGCATTCAGTGATGCAGTAAAAGGCTTACACGTTTACGGTGCTAAAACACTTAAACCTAAAGAACTTGTATCGCTTAACCTTACGTGTGCTGCTGAAACAACAATTTAATATATAATACTAGGAGGTATTAAAAATGGCTGATTTAACAAATGTGTTAACGATTAAAAACGGTGCAAGCGCAGATGTAACCGCTGACGCAGGCGCAGCTTCACAAACTATTGATTATGATAGAAGTGATGAAAAGTTTGTTATTAGAGTAGCAAACGCTGATGCAGCAACCGCTACAATTAGTATTGTAACAAACGGTTTTGGTGGTGGCGATAATGCTAATACTACATTTACTGTAGCGCAGAACGAAGTTAAATATATTGGTGCTTTAGAATCAATGTTCTACAAAGCGCCATCAACTCAAAAGGTAACTTTATTGGTTACAGATGCAGACCTTACCGCTTTTAGTGGTACTGTAGCAAATGTAACGTTTGAGGTTATCGAATTACCAAAATCATTAACTAACTAAACCATTTAGAAAGGGGTAGGGGTATAGAGCCTCTATCCTTTTCTTATTAGGAGGATATATGTTATTAAAAACTAAAGTACCTAATCGAGTAGTGCAACGCAGAGTAAGAAAACCTGGTGGTGGTTTTAGAATCAAGCCTTGGTTTAGATTTGATTCAGAAGGATATGCAGAGATTGACGAAACTAAACTTACTCAATCGGACATTAATAAACTTATGAGTACGTTTGAAGTTGTAGAAAAACAAATTGTGTTAAAAAAAGAAGTAAAAAAAGAAGTAGAAAAAGAAATTAAAGATATGAGTTACCAAGAGTTACAAACAGCTTACGCATTAAAAACAGGCAACTCGGCGGTAGGTAAAAAGAAAAAAGACTTAATAGAAGAATTGGAGGTTTAATATGGCTGGTATGTTAGAACAAAACGCAAATCAAGCAACGGTTAATTCTGTAGGTGCTATTGGTTCTAAAGCTATTACAGGAACAAGCGCAGTAACACCGCCAACAGGTTATTACTTCTTTGCTATTGACTTTATGGCAGACTCAGTTGTAACATCTCAAATAGATTTAACAGGCGCTACAAACGCTGTTTTATCATCATTAACAACTATACCTGCAAAACCTGTGTATGGTAAATGGACTAGTATTACATTAACGAGTGGTGAAGCTATAGGCTACTTAGCAAGATTGTAGGTGATGTATGTTAGGACTAGGCTTAGGCTTAAATAAAAGCAACGCATTACTAGCATCATTTGCGCAACTTGTTAAATCAGCAGGTGGGGTATTATACCTAGATGCTAGAAAAGCAGATGGGTCAGCACCGTTAACAGGGAATAGTAGTCCTTGGGTGGATTTAACAGGCAACAACAATGATGGCACATTAACGAATCAAGCAGGTACAGTGACTAGTGGGTGGCAAGGCCCCCCTTATGTCGATAGATTTGATGGAGTAGACGACCGTCTAGTATTTGCTAACGCAGCTAGTTTAGATATTACTACTGCACCGTTTGTTCAGGCAACTACTTTAAAAGCTAACTCTACACAACCTAGCACAACGTATTTGTTTAACCGAAATTTAACCGACTTAGCATCAATGCAATATGGTATGCAACTTACTACTGCAGGAGTATTAAATCAAATAATGAATGGCTCAGGTGTTAAAAGTGTGACAATACCACAAGATATATACGTCAATGTTATATCTTATTGGGATGGTGTAGACGTTAAAATGTATATAAATGGCGTACAAAATGGAGTTGGCACTTCTTTTGTAAGTTCGCTAGTGTCAGCACCGAATACACAGTATGGTTCGAGAAGTACAAACGCAGATGGAACAACACAATCGTTTTTCTTAGATGGTGATGTTGTAACCAATACAGTTTATTCAGGGGCTAAAGTTGACATAAATAAAATTATAAGCATTGAAGCTAAAATATCAGCTCAATACTTAGCACTTAATCCATAGGAGGTAATATATGCACTATGAACAATACTATCAATTAGCAACAAAAGAACAATACCTTGCAAGCATGGACACGCAAGAGGAAAAGGATGCGCTAGAAGCTTCGCTATCTTCTTGCAGAGTGTTACAGCAAGCGCCTACACTTTATAACAATATGAGGTGCTGTGGTGACTTTACAACTGCAACAGGTATGATTATTAGACATTTAGAGTTTGCTAATGGTTACATGCAAATGATGTGGGCTAAAGCAGCTACCACACAAGATTTTTCAATGATTCCGTTTAAAATTGATGAGTTAAATTTAATTTTAGCGAATGAACCCTCGGAGGAGGTGTAACATGGCTTTAAACGAAAAATTAAACATACGGTTACAAGAACTTGCACTGTTTAATATGTATGGATTTGATATGATGGCAGGGTTTGGCATAAGAGGTATACAGGGTGGTAATAAGTTTGGTCAGATACCTAGCTTTGGCCCAATAGATGGGCGTATACCTGTATGGGAAGGTGCTAACCCTTATGTATATCAAACAAGTGCATTTAGTCCAAGTATCGCATCGTCAGATATAAATGATACAGTATTAGGTACAGGCGCTAGAGTAGTAGTTGTAGTAGGAAACGATGCTGAAGGTAATGAACAAAGTGAAACAATTAACCTAAACGGTCAAACACCTGTAGTATCTACATTAACGTGGTCTATAATCTATAGAATGTATGTAGATAAAGTAGGCACAGGCGGAACTACAGCAGGTACAATTTATTGCGGTAGAGGAACATTTACAGCAGGTGTTCCAACTACTCAACTAGCAATTATTAGAAATGGTAACAATCAAACGCAAATGTGTATTTTTTCAGTACCAAAAGGTTTTTATTGTGCTATTACATCAATCACCTACACAACTATTGCGGGTAAACCTGTAATATTCCACGATGAATTAAGAATAAAAGATAATCCGTTTGATTATTCAAGACCTTTTAGAAATACAAGAACAATAAACGTTGAAACTAATTACTCGCTACAATTAAGACCTTATGGGATATTCCCTGAGTTTTCAGATGTAAGGATCACAGCACTAGCAACACAAAACCTTAGTGAAACCGAATGTGCATTTAGATACATTTTAATACCAAAAAGTTTAATAGACATATTTTTATAGGAGGTAATGATGCCTACAGTAAGAAATGAGATATATAATAAAGTGTTAGCTTTGCTAGATACTTTCACTGAGGACGGTGTACCAATATCTACTGAAGATAACATAGACATCGAAAAAAAGGTAATCGTATTTACCGACATGAACCAAAAGGAAAATTGGAAACTTAACAAGAATACTAAGCAAGTGGAAATCGTAAACAAACCACCTGAAAACAGACTAGGGTTAATTTCAAACTTTAACATTATTGATTTTGAAGGAGATACACAATATTATCCTGACGAAACAGGTGTTGACAATGTACAAGGGTACTCAATGCAAGTAGATGGAGATTGTACATTAACCTATCAAGAGAACATATCAGGTACATGGACTGACTTAGTTACTTTAACACCTACTTCTATAACAACTTTAACGACCTATAAAGGTGTTTTAAATGTTGCTAGTATTACGAATAAGGTAAGACTAAAAGTAGACGGTACAACGCATTTTAGACACTTAAACAGAGCGTTATGGAAGTTGAAGTATCAAGCTGATAAAGTACCAACCTATGAACCATGGGTACAAATTGACCTCCCTAGTGATTTTAATTCAGTAGATATGGTAGTCGAGGAGTTTCCATCAAGACAATACAGCCAAGCTGCTAATTATAAACTAGAGAATTACAGAGATTTTTACTACAATTTCTACTACGAAGGGTTAATAAGGATCACTTACAAGCCTATTCCTGCGGATATTACAAGTTTAGACGATGATCTACAAATAGACACCGCTTTTGCTCAAACAATTATCTATGACGTTGTTGCAAAGCTAGGTTTTTATGAGAACCCTGACATCGTTAACTGGGCAGAAGGTAGAAGAATGGAAAATAAAGCAGAAGCTAAGAACGACGAACCTACATCAGCAGATATAATTATAGACTATTATGGGAGGTAACTATGGCTAGAGCATCGTTTCAAAAACCACCTAAGCCAATAGAAATAAATAAGTTCCTCGGTCTTAATGAATCTGTGGGTAATACTGAAATTGATATAGGTGAGTTTAGTACAATTGAAAACTTTAGAATTACTAAGAATTATAAGTTAAAGAAAAGACCAGGACACAACACATTAATTAATTTTACAACATCAGCCAACGTACAAGGAATATGGCAAGGTACTATTAGTGGTAAAGAAATACTATTAACGTGTTGGAATGGTAATGTGTACGAGTATGACCTATCTATAACCACTACAACGGTCGATATAGCTGATTTAATTACAGAAGGTACAGTAACTATCATCGGAACACTAAGCGACCTTAAAACGGATATATTTTGGTTTAATGACCTAATCTACTTTATGAATGGAGTAGAGTATAAGCAGTACGATGGTACGACATACGGTGACGTGGTGGGATATACTCCTACCATAGCACTAAACGCACCACCTGCGGGTGGAGGTACACTATTTGAAGAAATCAACCTTTTAACAGGCAAGAAAACACAAACGTTTGTAGGAGATGGCACTAGCACGTTGTATCAATTGGCAGAGTCAGGCTTAGATGCAGACCTGCTTGTTATTACGGTTGATGGTGTAACTAAAACAGAAACAGTGGACTTTACAGTTAACAGAACATTAGGGCAAGTAACATTTACGGTTGCACCTATCTTAGAAGCATCAGTGTCGATTACATGGGTTAAAGTAATAGCGGGTAACGCTAATTTAGTAAAGAACCATAAGTACGCTGTAGACTTTGGTGTGAGCAACGATACTAACTTATTTATATTTGGTAATGTTAACGAAAAACATGTATTTAGATTTAGCGGAATCGGTAGGGCTAATTACTTCCCTGCTAACTCGTTTGTGTCGGTAGGTTCAACTGAATTTGCTATCACTGATCTTAAATCTAATCAACAAAGTTTGCTAGTGTTTAAAGAAACTGCAACGTATGTAGTTAAACCTACAATTAATCAAGACTACTCTAGTAACACAGGATTAAACCCTTACAACTTTGGTTATGAGGACTTAAACGAACAAGTTGGAAATTTAGCGCCTAAAATGGTACAATTAATAAAGGATAGTCCAATATCACTAGATGGTTATTCCATGTGGTTATGGAGCATAACAAATGTAGAACTACAAAGAAACACTAAGATAATATCGGATAGAATGAAACTTAGCTTGCAAGTGTTAAATTTACGAAACGCTGTAACGTTTAACTACTCAAATCAAACTGAATACTGGATGAATGTTGACGATGTTGTGTACATTTGGAATTATGGAAATGATACCATGTATAAATATACAAATATTCGTGCTACACAGTTTGTAGAGTACAACGATCAAATTATTTACGGTAGTAATGGAACAGTAGAATTAATTGATGAATCATTTGTAGCAGACGGAACAGTATTAGGTGATTCAATACCATGTGTTGCTAAACTAGGGTTTACAGACTTAGGTATGCTAAACTTAGAAAAGAATATGCGTGATGAATGGCTAGCGATTGAACCTAATTCAAGAACATCTGTAATCATTAAGTTTATTACTGACAGAAAGAACGAAGAAGAATCGAAAGAGTTAAGTGTAAGATACGTGCTAATGGACTTTAATAACGTTGATTTTAACGACTTTTCATTCTTAACTAATGTCAATCCACAACCTAGACGATTAAAAGGCAAGATAAGAAAATTCACATATTTACAAACGGTATTTGAAAATAATACAAACGATGAAACTTTAACAGTGCTTAAACTATTATTACCAGTAAAAGCACACAGATACAGTGGTTAAGGAGGAAGTATGGCTAAGAAAACATTAACACAGTCCACAGTAGCAACGGACAATATACAGAATCAACCCGACCAAGTAGTAAGCCAAGCTGTAGCACTTAAATTATCGTTTGACCAATACGGTATAGACTCTAAAGCGTATAATAATAATACTTTACTAGTAGAGTTACAAAGTGAAACAGTAGGTACATCAGGTTCTAATGCCATTGGTCATGGTTCGGCTAACATTACAGCAAACAACGTGGGTGATGCTTTAGAAGAAATTAAAGCGGACATAACAGGAGTAGTGCTAGGTCAGATACCCGACAACTCACTAACTAACGCTAAACTCGCAAGTGATGTAAAAGTTGGTTCACTTGCCACACTAACTACAACAGAAAAAGGTAGCGTGGTAGGTGCAATTAATGAACTTGATTTAGATGTAGGTACAAACACAACTAACCTAGACATAATCCGTACAGCTAAAACAGATACAGGAGTTGCAGATGCTTACATTGTAGACACTGACGGTACATTTGATTTAACTAAAGACGGTAACGTACTTAACTTTGTACCAGTTAACTCTAACACAGGAGTATCAGCGATAGTGGTTGATGGTTTAGCATCTAAAGCAATAAAAAAAGCAGACGATACAGGCACTCTAGTAGATTTAGAGGAAGGGGATATAGGAAAAAACAAACCTGCTCAACTTGTATGGAGTGTAGGTAACGATTTTTTTATCTTGCGCCCTAGTGGTGGTAAAACAATAAAAAGTATTCAACGTGGAACTGCTACAATTGCAAGTGGCACTAGTATAACATATGTTAATATATCGCCAGTTAATATAGCTAAATCAATTATAAAGATTTCTTTCCAAATTGATACTGCTACTGGTGACTCGAACGAGGGACAAATACAAGGTAAATTAAATACAACAAATCAGATTAAATTATCTAGGTATTTTGACCCTGCAAATGCAACCGGAACTATATCGTGGGTGGTTATAGAATTCGATAATGTAAAAAGCGTACAAAGTGGTTTTAAATTTACCAATACTTCATCCGAGAATACAGTTATTGTATCAGCTGTAAATGTAAATAAGTCCATGCTATTCAAAAGTTATACAAGCCAAGTAGGGTCAGTATCATACCCTGTTAGTAACGCATATGATAGAATAATTAACTCAACAACAATAGGGTTTAAAGTTCAATCTACACAGTCTATAGCTTATGAATGGTATTTAGTAGAATTTAATTAGGAGGAATTATGAAAAGGTATTTAACAATACAAGACAATAAAATTGTCAGCGATAGATTTTATAATGAAATAGTAGATGGTGAAATTGAAGATGACGGAACATATGGCGAAGTCGGAATGATTTTACTAGATGGGGTATGGCAGAAAGACCCACAAGAAATTGCAGAACAAGCAAAACAACAACGCATATCAGAACTAAAACAAATCATAGATAATAAAAACTATCTAGGGGATGACGTAACAGAAGAACGAGCAGAACTAAGAACACTACTCGGAATGTAGGAGGTTAACATGGCTAAAACATCAAGCGGTTTCGACCTTGATATACTTAAAAAACAAATAGCAGGTGCGACACCCGAACAGCTACAAAAGTCTTACGCTAATGTTGACAAGTTTGCAAAAGGTGATGCACAAGTTAAAGGGTTATATGCACAAGCACTTGGGGTTAATCCTCAGGTGCAAGCACCACCAGTACAACCTATGCAACAACCTGTTCAACAACCAGTACAAAACACGCAAAGTATCATAGACCAAATTAGACAACAGAAGTTACAGAAACAACGTGATACTATTATGCAAGGTATAGAGTCACAACGCCAACGTTCACAAGCTGCATCACAAGCTGAACAACAAGCACTAGGGCAAAAAGCATTGCAACAACGTAGTCGAATAGGTGTAGAGGACGTAATGAGTCGTACAGCTAGAGATAAAGGTTTAGCGCAAGGTGGATTGTCAACTAGTGGAGCAAAATATCAAGGCGATATATCTCAAAACGTACTTACACAAGGTTCACTAGGTCAAAATAGAGCCACAGAGCAACAAGGTTTACAAGACATAGGACGTAGACAATCAGACTATGAATCACAATTAAATCAACAAGGTTTACAAGCTATTACTTCAGCAGAAGCACAAGGAATGGACTTCCAGTTGCAAGACTTACTTGCACAACAAAATGCAGAGCGTGAAGCAACAGCGACAGAATCAGAACGTGCCTTTACTCTATCACGTGACGAACAAGACAGAGCGTTCACACTTGCAAGAGATGAAGCACAGAATCTTTCAGTACAACAACGTGACTTATTACAAGCTGACTTAGAACGTGAACAAACATTCTTAGATGCGCAGATACAGCAAGCTAGGGATAAAGGGTTATTTGAGCAAGAACGCCAACTTAACACTGAGAAACAAAAGAACGCTATCCAACTTGAAGGTATTAGAAAAGCTAACGAGTCGATACTAATTGGTCAACGTGGCGCAGAGAACAGAGCAACTTCACAGTTTGATGCTAGTTTAAGACAAACAACACAAGCAACGCAAGAACCGGCATTTGATATTAAAACTTGGAAAACTGCATTTGATAGAATAAACGACCAAGCGACTACCACAAATGTAGACGGTCAAAAAGTAACTAATGATGCCAAACGTCAATTTGACTTAGCAAGAGAATTAATAAACAACGTTATGAGCAAACGAATGACAGAACAACAAGCAGCACAATTAGTTATTGAATACGGTATTGATGAAAGATACGTGCAACAAGCCGAAGATTTAGCAAGTGGAATTGTAGATTTAAACCCTAGGAGGTAGATTATGAGTATCACTTCTAATATATTTAACAAAAGACCTACAACCTCTAGTATTAAGCAACAAGATGTACTAGGGGTTAAACCCTACCTACCTAAAGACCCTACTTTTACTCAACAACCTAAAACGTTACAAGAAAGATTAAGCAGACTAGGCGGAGCGCAGGAGGAAACTTCTCCTGTATCACCTAGATTAGAACGAGCAGAAGCACCAAGTCCTTTAGATGTAGTTAGAGAAGATATGCGAAACGCACCTAAAACTAATTACGCTGAAAGAATTAAGCAAGAAAAAGATAGGATTCTATCACCATCTTCACAAAGACGAGTTGATAGACTCCAACCGCTACAAGAACAAGCTAATTTAAAACGTCAATTCGATGTAGCGGAAACTAAAGCTAGTAAAGAACGCGTATCGTCTGCTAAAGAAGAATTAAAAATCGTACAAAGAGAACTTGAACCGCTACAACGTATGAGAACTGAACAAATGACACCTGTGCAAATAGACAGACGTAAAGAACTTATACAAAGAGTTGCAGATTTAGCAGGTACTTCTAATCCGTACGCAGTTGCAGTATTCAAAGAACTTGTACCAGGTTTCAGTAAATTAATGGAAGATAACACAAGACGAGCAGGCATTACACCAACAAGAGGGTTAGTAGAACAAGCACAGGCGGAAAAAGGTTTCAAAGCAGGCGAGATTACAACAAAAATAGGTAAACAAGTTACAATATACAAAGCAGCTAGCGCACTCGTAAATGGCGTGCCAGCACTTGCTAACTTAGGTTCTAAAGTGTTTGGCAAGTTAGGTGAAGAAGGCGCTAAATTTGCAACAGGACAAGCAACAGACTTACTTATAGACAACTTAGTACAAACACCTGTTAAAGTATTTAATGCCATTAAAAATGACACTAGCATTGATGAAGTTAAGAAGGATTTATTCTATCAGAACTTACTAGACTTAGGTATAAATCTTGGTATTGGTGGACTAGGTGAAGTGTTTAAAAACTTAAAAAACGCAGACACAGGAGCAGTAAAGCAAGTTGACGATGCAATTGATGCAACTAAACAAGTTGACGAAGTAGCACAGCAAGTTAAACAAGTAGAACCACCAGTACAACAACCGACTAGAGCGTTTGCAGAAGGTGATATACCTGAATTTGGTGATGTGACTATACAAGCAGGAACAAAAGAACTAAAAGATATACCATCTGTTAATACAGAAAGCATCGTACTTACAGAAATGCCTAAACGAGCTAAAAATGATGCTACTGACTTTATAGATAGAACATATCAAGAACTAGTAAGTAAAAACGCACCATTTGAAAAGATAGGGAAACTAACAAAGAATGAAACTTTAACAGCCAAAGCAGGTAACTTAAACAGAACAACAGGAACTATAGATTATAATATAAGTAAGGCTCAATCAGATATGTCGGGTAAAGATATAGGACTATCAATGCAAGATATATTTAAAGATGTACCTGAAAATCAAAAGTTACAATTGTATGATTACGCTCTTAATAAACATAACATAGCAAGATCAGCAGAAGGTAAACCAGTATTTGGTGATATAGCAGATAGTATTGATTCAAGCACTAAAGTAGCAAAACTAGATATATCTAATCCTGAATTAAAAGAAACACAACAAAATATAACAAAGTACTTTGACAACTTAATAAGCGAATGGGGAGTAAAGTCAGGAATGGTAAGCCAAGATACACGTTCTTACTTAAAAGATTTATACCCTGATTACGTGCCAACTTATAGAGCTATTGATATTGATAGAGCTATGGGTGGTGGTGATGGCAATTTTGTTAGTCAAATATTAAAAAAAGCAAAAGGATCAGAAAAACAAATACTACCACTTGACCAACAAATGGCAATGTTAACAGATAGAACAATTAGAAATGCACGTAAAAATGAAGTAATGTTAACTTTGGATGATGTATTCACAGAAAATCCCGATGCTGTAAGTAGATACATTAAAGGAATTACTGATGTAGAAGCTAAACCAATCACTGATTTGCTAGATATTGGTGGAGAGTTAGAAAAACCAGTATTAAAAAAAGGAAGCGATTACGTTATAAACTATTATAAAGATGGTGTTCCAAAACAAATGACGGTTAATGAAACGCTATATAACGCTATGAAAACAATGGAACAAGATACGATGGATAAAGTGTTAGGAGTAGTAAGAAACTACGCTACAAACCCATTTAAAAGCCTTATCACAACATATAATCCTTTGTTTGCTGTATCTAATATAATGCGTGACGTACCAACCGCTTTAATGTATGCTAAAAATCCACTAAAATTAATTGGTAATGTACCTGAAGCTACTAAACAAATGCTAACTAACGGTGATTTGTGGAAACAATACCAAGCAATGGGTGGTACAAGATCGGGGTTATTTAATTACGAAAAAGGTGTAAACTTAGATTTTGCTAAAACTAAAACACTAGGAAGTAAACTTAAATCAGGAGCTAAAAAAACTGGTGAAGCGTTTGAATCAATTAATAACTTTACAGAAACACTACCTAGGTTTTCCGAGTTTGTAACATCTATGAAAGAAACTAACAACCCTGCGTTATCCCTTATGCGTTCAGCAGAATTAACAACAGACTTTGCAAGGTTTGGCAAACAAACTAAAAGAGCAGATGCAGTTGTGCCTTATCTTAATGCTTCGGTACAAGGTATAGATAAATTTG